ATGATAGATATTTGAGAACGGAAATTTTGTCACCAAACGAAGTTCGCTCAACGCTTGGTTTGCCTGAAAGGACAGACGGAGATGTGCCTTTGCCGTTCCCAACAAAAATTAAGAAAGATCAACCTGGGCCAGGGGCTCCGGTTGGAAATTCTAATAACATCTCGGCTCAACCCCGTAATGCTCGCTCTGATACGCCAGAAGGTTCTTCAGATCCACGAGAATCTGGGGGCCAAGCCGAGAGAGGTGAAGTACAAGATACCACAGGAGGTTCTGAATGAGTCACGATAACGCAATTATTTTCTCTAACACAGCTGTTACTAGCGCAAGCGGTGCATCAGGAGTTGTTTCAATAAATGGACACACAAGTTGTCTTCATTTTCATAATACACATGCAACAACTGACGCAGTTGTTAAACTTAACGGAGGCCCACACCAAGTGCTGATTCCAGCAAAAGATAGCGGTGGGGGTTATGTTGAAGTAGAAGGGGATTACACTAAGTTCCAAGTTATGACTGCTGGCGTTACTTTAGCAGTCTATGCAGTTGCATAATTTGCTTATATTAAAATAATACAATATACTGTAAGATACTACATATGGATAATTTTAATTTTTCTTTTCCAATTAACATGATTAAAAAAGAACAACGTATTATTTCTGGTATTGCTACCGCAGATAATGTTGATAAATCAAATGATGTTGTTGAGTTTATAGCTTCAGAAATTGCTTTTAAAAATTGGCAAGGTAATATCCGAGAGATGCATGCCCCTATTGCTGTTGGCAAAGCTATCAGTTACAAACCAATTAAAATGAAAGATGCTGATGGAAAAGAGTATAACGCTATTGAAGTAGAGGCTTACATTTCTAAAGGTGCTGAAGCAACTTGGCAAAAAGTTCTTGATGGCACTCTTCGTGCTTTCTCTATTGGTGGAAGAATTATGAAAAAAGAAATTCTTGCTGGTAAAATGCACAATGGAAGACCTATCAATGTTATTAAGGAATATGAGCTTGGTGAGTTAAGTCTCGTTGATAATCCAGCCAATGCTCTTGCTACGATTGACCTTGTAAAAATGGACATTGAAGGTAATCTTGATTACGTTCTTGACCCTGATTTTGAAAAAGCAGATAAAGCGCCTTTGAAAGATCCTAAAGGTGGATTGACTGCTGCTGGGAGAAGGCATTTTAAACAAACAGAAGGTGCTAACCTAAAACCAGGTGTTAAAGGGCCAGCCAATACTCCAGAAAAAATGCGCCGTAAAGGTTCTTTTTTGACAAGATTTTTTACAAACCCATCGGGCCCGATGAAAGATTCTAAAGGTAGACCAACAAGGCTTGCTTTATCAGCAAGGGCTTGGGGGGAACCTGTTCCGCAAAATGCGGAAGATGCAGCTGCTTTAGCGGCGAAAGGAAGAAGGTTATTGGAGAGGTATAAGAATATGAAAAAATCAAATGATGAATATACTGAAAAAGAAATTGAAAGTACTGGAAAAGAATTGCATAATGATGTAAACTATGATAAGGTAATTCATATGGAAAAAACATTGACAGATAATAAACTATCTTTAATTAAGAAATTTATTAACTGGGTTGTTGATAATCCAGATGAAGACTTAGGGCTAGAAAAGTCCGATCACGAAACTGAAACTTTGATTGAAGATGAAGTTAGTGTTGAACAAGTGGAGGAACAAGAAATGGATATTGAAGTTCTTAAAGAAGCACTTGGTGCAGTAATTGATCAGAAGCTAACTGATTTTGCAAAATCTTTCAAAGAGGAAGTTGATGCAAGTGTTTCGGCTAAGATTGAAGAAGTCGCCAAGAGCGTTGAGGTTCAGAAAGAAGAGTTGGCTGCAAAGCTGGCTGCAACTGAAGTTGCTCTTGAAGAGCAAACAGCAAAGGTTGAGCAAATTGCTCACGCCGGAGCTGTAAAGAAAAGTGTAGATCCTGAAGACGATGAAGATGGCGAAAAGATTGTAAAATCACAAGCCAAGCCTGAGTCATTCTGGAAAAACGTTTATTTAGACCAAAGCCTTATTGAGTCTTTGGGTTATAAGTCATAAGGTAAGGAGGAAATTTACTATGGCAACACAAGAAGAAATTTTAGCAAAAGCTAACGAAGTAACATCTGGAGGCGCAGGCACCAGCATTACGTCAGCACACGGTTTGCTTCAGCCAGCACAATCAAATAGGTTTATTGATTTTGTAGTTGATCAATCCGTTCTTATGCAGAACTCAAGAGTTGTGCGCATGCGTACACCATCAATGGAAATTGATAAGGTGTCCGTAGGTACTCGCCTCTTGGCAAAAGCAACCGAAATTACAGATGATGGTACAAACGCAGCAGTAACCTTTACGAAAGTATCTATGACAAGCGTTAAGCTTCGTCTTGATTGGTCAATGTCAACTGAGTCGTTGGAAGATAACATTGAAGGTGCTTCACTTGAAGATCACCTTGCTCAAATCATGGCTCGTCAAACAGCTAACGATTTGGACGATTTGTTGATTAGTGGTAACACATCTTCAAACAACGGTCTTCTTAAGGCTCTTGATGGTTTCACCAAGAGAGCTTTGGCCGGAGCAACAACTGTTGATGAAGGCGGAAACAACGTTTCTCGTGCGACATTTGACAGAGTTCTTCGCAACATGCCAAACAAGTACTTGCAACGCCGTAACGAGCTTAAATTCTTTACAGGTTCGGCAGTCGTACAAGATACGGCTTTCAGCCTTCAGAATCCAAACTCGGCAACATTAGCAACAGCAGGAGCACCAGCTCCAGCTTCAACTTTTGGTGAGCAAGCATTCTTTAATGGTGCAATTCGTTCAAATGGTGGACTTGGAGCAACAGGATTGTCGCCATACGGCATTCCTCTAGTTGAAGTACCTTTGATGCCAGAGACAGTTGCTGGAGATTATTCAGCAGCAGCAGGTAATCATGGTTATGTTGAATTGACATTCCCTAACAACAGAATTGTTGGTATCCACCGCGATATCACCCTGTATCGTCAATTCAAGCCAAAAACTGATGCAATTGAGTACACACAGTTTATGCGAATTGCAAATAACGTAGAGAATCTTGAATCATACGTCATTGCAAAGAACGTAAAACTTCGTACACTCTAATTAATAATTAGATTAATCTAAAGGCGGAGCGTTTCGGCGCTCCGCTTTTATTTTATAATTGATTTTAATCTAAATACATGATAGGATGTTCTATATGACAAATGAAGAAAACACAGTAAAATCATCAGATGTAGCCCCAAAAAAGAAAGCACCTGTGAAGAAAGCACCTGTAAAGAAAGCACCTAATTTAAACGCTGTAGACGGGGATAAAGATGGCCTCCTAGAGGATGGCACAGAGTGGGAAAGACCAGTTGAGTCTGCTGTTGTTGTAGAGCAAAGCAATTCTCTTGAACCAATTGTTATTTGTTTACAATCTGGGGTTAGTTACACAACACCCAGTGGTTTAAGATTTGATAAAGAACATCTAACTCATGAGTTGCCTTTCTTAGAAGCTAATTTGTTATTAAGGCTAGAAAACTTCAGAATGGCTAATGACGAAGAAAAGAAATTGTATTATAATAATACGGAGGGATAAACTAGATGGCTAATAATTTAACTAATACTGCTGAGAATTTAATACTAGATCACTTTTTAGGCGTTGCTGCGTATACTTTTGATAGCACTGTTTTTGCAGGTTTGTATACTGTTGCTCCAACAGACAGCACAGCTGGAACTGAAGTTACTGGCGGTTCGTATGTTCGCCAGGCTATTACTTTTTCCGCAGCTAGTGGTGGTGCAACATCAAATACAACGGATGTTGATTTTACAGGTATGCCAGCAGCAACTACTGTTGCTGTAGCAATACACACCGCATCAACCGGTGGAACAATGTTGATGTACGGAACACTAACAACGAATAAAACAACAGATGCTGGAGACACTTTAAGAATTGCTACAGGCGATCTTGATATCAGCATTGACTAAGGAGATATCATGTTGCGAAGAGAATTTAACGGAGCTGTTTTACAAACTACATTAGCATCTTCTCTGTCTAATTCAGCAACCTCTTTTAGCGTTGTAGACGGTTCAACTTATCCTTCCGGAAATAATAGTTTTGTAATTGTTATTGATCGCGGGACCAATTCCGAAGAAAAAATTCTTATTTCTTCAAGATCTGTTAATGCTTTTACAGTTGAACAAAGAGGTTATGATGGCACTACTGCCGTAGCACACAATTCCGCTTCATCTGTTGACCATGTTTTAGATGCTTTAACTTTGCAAGATATGAATACAACAACTTACGATAATGAAGTTTTAATGTGGATGGGGGTATAAATGGCTAATCTAACACCAAAAAGTTTCTATATAGGTACCAGTTCTGCTGGTGCTAATGTTTATACTACTGCTAATGTTGCGGGAAATTATTCAATTATCAAAAACATTAACCTTTGTAATACAACTAGCTCTAACGCTGTGTGCAATATTCATATTCTTGTAGGTGCTGCTTCCCCTGCGGCTAATAATAAAATTTTGAGCAATGTTAGTGTGTTGTCAAATAATGTTGTGTTCTATAACACTTCAGTAGTTATCCCGGCAAACAGTAAATTACATGTAGATCAGGTAACAGCTAATGCCGTAACATTCACAGTCAGCGGTGTTGAATATGCCTAATCTTACCGGCCAAACTTTAGTTGATGTAGCAGTTGTAAGCGGTGCTACTGTTTCAGCAAACCCGCCGGGTTCTGCTGAGATTGGTCAATTATGGTTTGATGAAGATATCGGTAAAACTTTTGTTTATTATGATTCTCAATGGGTTGAAATCGGTTCAGGTTCAGGAATTACTTCGGTAACTGTAAGTTCTTCTCCGCCAGCTTCTCCGATTGAAGGAGAAATGTGGTTTGATTCTGACACTGCTCAATCGTTTACTTATTATGATTCTCATTGGGT